TGTGCTTCACTGTTTCGCCATTACGGTTTTCCACAAAAATCAACTCCCTCTACAATAATTTTATCATCGTTTGAGGGAGTCCCTTCTTCCTTGACTCATAGGTTATAAGTAGTGCGCACTAGCCTCCTATGTCGAAGTAACTAAGTCAATTTATCAAGCAATTCCTGTAACTCAGGCTTAGTCAATTTCGCTTTATCCTTCTTGTATTTTGCAATTGCTTCTTCCTTCACTTGCAATTTATCAATCTGTGTCTGTGTAATCTTACCCTTTGCAAGCATCTTACCTAAAAATTCCGCTCTATCCATGCCTACACCCCCATTTCAGCGAGAAGCAAATCTTCCATTGCGGATAATTCATCTGTCGGTATAGCTACAGCTACATAGGTTACAGTGATTTTATCTCCTGTATCTACAGCACTATCCATCTGCAAATACTGTGTTGCTTCGTCAAACGCTGGCTTGACTTCCTCTATAGGCTTCCACCCTTCTGCTATGAGCATTTCAGCAGGTAGTAGGTGATAGTTTGATACTGTCCTGCCGTCTGACAGTGTGCCAGATGTGGGTAGAAATAATTCTGTTCTATTGGTTATTCGTCCGTACATAATTTACCTCCTATGGTGCTTTGTATGGATATTTCGCAAGACAAGCATCAACACCGGCTGCATAATCGGCTGCGGAAATTTCGTTAAGCATAACTGCGTCAAAGTATGCGGATTGTCCTGCCACACCGTCAACGTACAATGTAAGTTTCATGTCGGTAGCCCCATCAAAATCCGATGGCTGCAATATTACTCCAATCCTAACATAGCTTGTTGTTGCGTTATACGCACTGTCAACATTGCCCTTATCTCCCGTACAACTCGCCCTTAGTTTTATTCCAGTAGTAGCATCGTTATTTTTTACATAACCTGATATTAAATAATATTTTGATGTGTTTAGTAAAGGCAATACATTAATAAACCCTATTCCATTTGTATAAGTTGCGGATATTGTAACTTTTAAACAATTAGTTCCCTCATACTTATTATCTGCATCTGTGACAAGCGTTATATGATATGGTGTCCACCCTGTAGTTGCCTCACAATCACCTTGTGCAAATAAGTTAGTGTAATCAATGTTACCACCCATAAACAATAGCTGTTTCGCCAAAGTCATCATCCTACCACCCCCCGACACTTGTACCATGCCATACAGTTGTGCCAGACTTGCGGAAGAAGGCCATACGATAGGTCTTTCCTGCGGTCAAGGATGGTGCTGAACCACTCAACCACACAAGTGTACTTCCTGCGCTCATTGTCCACGTTATAGCTGCGGCATTGGTGTAGGTCAACTCTAAGAATATCTCCACATCACCGGCGGGGACGTTTAACACTGTTACGGCTTTAGCATCTGCATCGGCTGTTGTGATTTTTACGTTCTTGATTCCTGCATTTGCCATGTCGATAGGGTATACATCTGAGCCGTTATCGAGTACGGTGACATAGTTCGTAATAGATGCCAAGTCCTCGGTATTATCTCCTGCCATTCCTCTTGCTATAATATCTCCCATTTAACTCACCATCCTTCTACGAAACTGCGCGGCCATGAACCGATACTGTGCCATCTGTTATTGCAGTTAAATCCATGTAAACCTTGTGCAGACCTGTTACGTCAAATTGCCACGTTTCGCCTGTCCCTGTTGTGCTTACGGCTGTTGTCAATGGAGAAGCGCTAACTTTAACACCGGCGAGGGCTTTTAAAACTCCACTTGGGCCTTTGCTATAAAATGTGATAGTCCTTGCAGAATTTGCAACAGAACTAAACGTTTCAACCGTGAGTGTCTTAAAATACTTTACATCGAGGAATTTACCGTTTCCAGCTACTGTAGCTGCATCGTGGAAGATATGGTCTAATACGTCATTAATCATGAGTAATCACTCCTTTATATTAAGCCTTGGGTTTGCTCGTTTTCTTCTTAATTGCTTTCTTCTTTGCTGGCTTCTTCTGAACCGGTTTCTTAACAGGCTTTTCAATTTCTTTTGTCAATACTTCAATCTGATTTGTTGCTTGAACGATTGCTTCTGTGACTTCTGGTGAATCATCCTCAAATGGCAATGATTCAACAGGATTTGCCCGTTTCAACTCAGCAAGAATCTCCTGCTGTACCTGCAATATATCAAGCAATATGATTGAATTTATCTCACTTATGTTATAGCCTTTGTATTCCATTACTTTTTACCTTTCTTGACCGGCTTCGATTTAACTTCTTTAACCGATTCTGCAGGCTTGATTTCAGGTTCAATGTCGGCTAATGGGAATATTCTAGCTATCCCATTTGATTCAAACCGTGCCGCCAGTTCTGTGCCAACCTGTTCTATTGGATACTGCATACCTCTGTGATACTGTCCATAATCTTCTATAAACTTAACCTTCATATTCTACCTCCATAAAGGAAAGGGCAGGTTTTACGCTGCCCACATAGTTATTAGCCATCTGCCGAAGCTACACCAAGGATGGTACCAGTTCCCTGAACGTCCTCGTTGTAATAGTTTCTAAACAGCATACATGCATCTGCAACGACAGCGGCAACCATTGTTGCAAGGTTACATACGCAGTCATTGTCTCTGATTGTTCCGGTTGATGCGGTCAAAAGCTGAATACAAGGTTCTGTCCCCAAATCTGTAGCAGAGCCGTTGATAAGCAGGTTACCTTCAATCAGCACTTTGGTTGACGCGGTTGTGATTCCTTCAATACAAGCCGTTGAATAATCGCCCTGTATCCTGTTACCCCTTACTACCGTTCCGTCAGTGTCCTTCGTGAAGGATACCGCCGCTACTGCTCCACCAAGCCCCATATCGAAGTCATTGTCCTCGATTAGTGCAAAGTTGGAGGCATCATTCGTCCGAACGCTTACAAGGAATTCGTCAGTGGTGGTTGCCACTACATCAAACACACAGCCTTTTACTGTGCAATAATCTACACCATCCTCAATCTCAATGGCAACCTTAACGAGAGTAACATCGGCACTATGCCTTATGTTCATCCATGTTACGTTATCAGCTGCTACAGAAACCTCTGCATCTGCGTGATTGTGCTTAATCTGAGGCATCAGAGAGCCTTTGCCAAGTCCAACTACGGTTACGCCGGCAATGTCCATTGTGATATCGGTGCCGGTTATCGTTTCGGTATGTCCTGGAGCTACCCATATAACATCAGCGTTGTTGGCGGTACATTTGTTGTTGGCCTGATCAATTGTTGCCAAAGCGGTTGCCCAAGTTAGACCGTCATTACTTGAACTGCCTGAGCCGGAATCAACATAAAACTGATTGCCGGGTTCAAAGTTGAGGTACATTCTGCCGAGCGCATCGGCTATAACTTTTTCGCTGCCTTTCTTTCCGACAGCCAAGCCGTTAATGCCTGATAAGTGGCTAAAATGAGTATAACCCATAATTCACATCCTCCTTTCAAAAGGACAGGGAGGTTGCCCTCCCCATTAATTATTGCTTAGTCGGCGCTACTTCCCGCGCAGAAGCTCCAGTCATCAAACCCATAGCTCCACATACCTATGCAAGCGTACTTCTGTACTTCGCTATCGAAGTCAACTTCTGTCTTTATAGCAGGTACTCTTGCGTTGTACCAATTCAGCATGTCATTCATCAAGTCTCTATCACCCAAAAACCATTTCTTGCCGGTGATCATCGGATGGTAGACATAGGTCAGATCATCTTTGTAGATGTTGGCGTCGTTGTCGGCTATACCAGGCTCTTTGTCGCCAGCTTTAGGACCGCAAATCTTCAAAGCCTGCTCACGGTAATACATACCTGTTATAAGCACGTTTGGCGTGGTCATTAACAGATCGCCTTGATCGTCTTTGAATGCGCTCATTGCATTAAAGACAGTGTTCAGATTGGGAACTGTCAAATCGTAAGTAAACAGGTTGCTCTGCAATGTTGCGTTGCTTGGTGAATACGGATGGGATGCTGAGCATAGTGCCACTCCGTCAGGCCCTGCAAAGGTTGCATCAAACGCATTGTTAAACGTTGATACGCCGTGTGCCTGCAAGGTCTTGTACACGGCAGTATTAAGTTTAACTGTACGCTTCTTCATTTCGTTGTATTCAGCAAATCTGAAGAGTTCTTCTTCAAACTGAATGCCTCTGCTGTATTTTGCGTGCCTGTACCCCTTGCTGTAGCCCTTCTGGAATTCTGCGTATGACACAGATCCTGTCCATGGAGCCATTTGCCCTATGGAACCCACGCCGAGGTGATTCTCTTGCGACTTATCTGATCCCTGAACATTGTAAAGCATGGCGTTGTAGTCAGGCCTTTTCTTAGTTTCTTTGTCCCACAACTCATATGTTGCGCCTTCAAGCTCTATCCACTGTTCTCTCGTAATTGGCATTAAAATTCACTCCTTCTTATTGTTGATTTGCCTGTTGTCTACAGGACTTTACTTAGCTGCTCCGTCATTACCAAACTGGTGAAGCCTTAACATGAAGTAAGCGGTCATGTTTGCAGGATCAGCATCTACGAGCAGTAATTGTTCTCCACCGTTGGTATCCCAATCGATGTTCATGCTGTTTGCATCCAAATCCCATCCATGCTCGCCTATTGCCAAAGGCCCCGGACAAAGCTTGGCGGTGTCACCTGCTGCAAAAGCTGCGGTCTGTGCGCCAAATGTGATTGTTCCGGTATTACCTGTGGAATCGGTGATAGAGATTTTCTTGCCAACCAAAGAACTGTCAGCTGCACAAGTAACAACTTCCAATCTTCCACCTATCCAGAGGTTATCTGTCTGAGGCAGTAAGCCAGCAACAACAAAGGTAGTCGTACTTCCACCTGTTGCGGTTATAATGTTGTCGCACTTATGCCCGTAAACTGCCGTGGGCGAAGTGGATACTTTTATTTCAGTCCCACTATTGGCCGCATGTGCGTTTATAGCAGCACCAATCGCCGGGTCGTCCTGGTCTTGGTCCGCTAATACCGCAACGCCAGTTCCAGAGGTAAACAGAACTATTTCCCCCTGTTCAATTGCTGTTGCTGTAGGTATGGGTAGAGGCTGTATGTTTGGCACTTTTGAACCATTAAGATCCTTTGCCCAATAAAAACCTGCCATCTAAAATCAACTCCTTTTCATTTTTTCATGTGATCTCTGTGCTACTTTTGAAGCCGAAACTCCGAATATGTCGGAAATTTTCTTTGTGAAGTCGGAAGCCATTACAACGTCCTTGCCGTCTCCGGCATCTCCACCTTTAGGGGTAGTCCTCCGCTCTTTGTCGTGTGTGTTGGAAATTACTTTTCTCTCAGCCGCCGCCTTTGCTTCTGCTTTTTCCTGCGCAGCCTGTGTACCCTTTGCAGCCTGTTCCTGCTTGTACTCGTCCGACATAACGTACTGTCCGACTATAAGCGGATAAACAAGCTTTGGGTCGGCTGTCGGGTTAACTTCCATCAATCTGTCGAGTTCCGGTTCAAGCTTCGCGAAAAACTCGCTCTTGCTGAGTTCTGTTTTGGCCTTCACGTAATCCAACTCGCGCCGTTCCTCTTTGGTCTTAACTACTACCGGATGGTTCTGAACAATCTCGTTAATCTTGTCAGGGTCGCCAGCAGCTTCCTCAATCTGTTCAGCCAGTTTTGCCTTCTCCCGATTGCCAACTTCCGCAAGGTATTCATCAACTGTGTTGAAGCCTTCAAGTTTAGCAACTCTCAAAAGTGCCGCTTCTGCCTTCACCTTCTCACCCTTAACAAAGTCATAATCCATTCCCTTCTGCATCCACATTTTGCGTTCACTGACGGGAACTTTCTTTTCCTTGCCAAGAACTGTGAGGGTGTCGTATTCTTCCTCTGCGGCTTTCTCAGGTTCCTTGGTGTCAGGTTCCTTTGAAGTTTCCGGCTTTTCTTCCACTGGCTTTTCTTCCACTGGCTTTTCTTCCACTGGCTTTTCATCTGGCTTTTTGTCAATCTCTTTCGCCGGTTCCGCTTTGACGGGTTCCTTGTCCTTCAAGCCAAAAATGCTGCGTATTGTGCTGGTAAATGGCTTTGGTTCCTCCGGCTTGTTGCCAATGTCCTTCACTTCCTCCTGCTTCGCCGGAATGGTTTCTTCTGCGAATCGTTGGAGATAAATGTTCTTAATCATGTTTCAATTCCTCCCGCCTGGTTTCGGCGATATATTAACTAACCGGTTGGTGTCACCGGATGGTTTCAAATAAAAAAAAGCGGCTGCTCGGGAAACTTTTTCAAGTCTCTCGTTTGCAACCGCTTAAAGCAGTTTTACTTGCGATTTAATTGTCCTTCAATTTCAGTATAGCACGGTTTTTATGAGTCCTTTTATCGCCTACAAATCAATCTGATTTACTGTCTTGCAAACCTTTCCTGCATCTTTATGTTTGCAGATAAGAAATATACTGCCATTACCTAAACCGCGCTTGAAGCCTTTTGTTGAAGCTATCTTATGCCCACACTTTGAACAGAATATCACTCTTTCGTCTACTAATGCCTTAACAATTTCACCTGTCTCATTCATCGTTTAGCACCCGCTTTCGCCATAGCCGACATTGCAACCTGCTTCTCCATGGATTGATTCTGCCTATCTATCTTTTCGAGGCTTGCTTGTTTATCCTGTTCCTTCTCCTGTTGTTGTGCTTGCATCATAGCCTGTTGCTGTTGTGATACTGCTTCCGCTTGTGCCTTCTGCATCTCATCAAGTTCAGCCAGAATTTCATCAATCGGAGGGAAGCGACCTTCATCGAGAGTTTTCCACAAAGCCTTAGTTCCCATTGCTTTACCAAGTAGCTGTATAGCCATTGTTGTATAATAGTTCCTGTCTGTAGGCTTATCCTCTGCTATCTTAACTTTGACGTCAAACTCCGGTATAAATTCCTCTACCATTGATTGACCGTTTTCATCTGTTTGTCTGTCCCATGTTTTAACCAGCATACCGCGTTTGAATGTACCGGATTTAGGCTTCTCTTGCTGTGTCTTAATGAATGTCAGAAGGTCTACCATAGCCTGTAACTGCGTTGCTGGGTCAGTTCCTTGCGGTGCAGAAGCTATCTCCTGCAATACTTTATATGCTTTAGCCTGTATCTGTTTGGCTTGATTCTCACCCAATATGCGGTACTTCCTATCTTCTGTATAGAATTGTGCGATACGGTTTATGATAAGCTGTACAAACTCAATCATGAAGCCTTCCAGTACCTTTGCTTTATGCCGCGTTCTTGCATCAGCCCTTGCGCCAAGTTCAGCAACGGTTTTATACGGTACGTTTGCGCCGATGGATAAACCTTGCAGAATAGCCGTGTTTCCGCTTATTAAGTCAATTACATCCTTCTTACCTTCTTTGAAATTGATTATGCTGGCTGGCACTTGTACGGCTTTCTTTTCATGGATTCCGTTTATGTCAGTAACCTCATGCCATGCGTTCGCTTTGGCAATATTGTCCATGAGTTCCTCGCGTTGAGCATTCGACAAGGCGCCTTGATTATAATACGCTCCGCCTAAGCCTTGTCCAAGCATTGCGCCCAGTTCGATTTCATCAGCCTTGTTGTGTAGGATTTGAGGTATGACAACGTTCCGTATCTCGCCCATTCCCCAAGGTTGCTTTTCGTCAGAGTATAGCACCCTGTAAACGAAGGGATACAGCCCATCGTCATATATGTATGGTATATAGTCCAATAGAATTGTACCGGCTTTGTAGGCACAATGTACGCCCTTTAATGTACCCTCCGCCATATCTCGTAAATCTTTGGCGTAGAAGGGCAGATTTGATTCTGATTCTGCTAATTGAGCTTTTTCAAGGAATATCTTCTTCCATTCATCCGATACGAAATAAGGCGTTCCTTTGTGGAAATGGGTAATCAGTGTGGCTTGATTTGGTTCTTGCCCTTCATCCTCTTTGCCTTTTGGAATATCAAGTGAATCTTCAAGGACGTATTGGCCCTTCTCCCAGGTGTCAGCAAACCATTGTAATTTTTTGCGCTGTTTCCGGTTGATATATGAGCAATCCTGTAACCGTTCCTCTAAATCCAGTATGGCAGGATCGGGGTAAAATTCTTCTTTCTTGACAGCTTCAGTCTTAATCTCACCTACCCATTTGTCGGGTCCGGTACCACCTATCCAGTGCTGGTCATATCCGACATATTCTATAGCAGGACCATACCCGACAAACTGTTCAGCAAGTTTACCCCATTGGTCTTGAAATTTGTTTCGGGACAGAATATGCGGTACAAGGTTATTTAATGTGTCGGCAGCTTCATCATCCATTGGTTCAACGCCGGATATTTCCATTGATGGAGCAACGGAGAAAGGTGCAAGCATATTACGCATCATGGGGAATACGAAATTATCTTCACTATTGAAATTGCGCTTCTTACCTTTGGACGTACGAAGCCCTTTTGTGGTGTCCCATTGTTTGCCACCGCCCTGATATATTTTGTATTCATCCTCCCAGCACACTTCAATATCGGTTCGTGTTCCACCCTCTGCATACTGTTGAGCGGTATCAATCTTGCAGACAAGATCGTTTTCTTCCTGCGTGTTGCGGGGGGATACTTTTTTATTGTCCTTGACCAATCCAAATAGTGCCATATGTACCTCCTGTAAATAAAAAAAGCGATTCAGACAGTATTTCTACTGACCGAACCGCGCGGGTTGCTCTAATTTATGTATTCTGTTACCTTTATTTTAACATGGTTTACTTAAATCAATTATCCCCTTGTAACCACAGCATTTTACCACTGCAATATTTATCTGCTATGTATACTTGTTGGCTTTGTTCGAGACTGGCAATGCGGCTTGATGCCTTACTGCGTGAAGCTTCTTCCTGTTCTTTGGTCTTGTAGAAAGAACACCTTGCCCCTTTACACTTATCGTTTCTCAGCCACGTACATTTACCGTCTTTTAGTCCGGCACAATCCTTAACCATTAGCCTTCACCCTTTCGCCTTTTCCGTTTTCGCTTAACTTTATAATGCCATCGGACGTTACTACAACATGAGTTGTCCATCCGCATCGTTGGCATATCCTTTTAAATTCGCCGGATGCCTCACCAAGAGTTTTGTTGCATTCCGGATTGGTACATTTTATCTTTTGGAGTTGCATGGTTACCTCCTTAGCCCATCCTTATACTTCAGCATCTTTTCTTCCCAATCCGGAAAACCCACCCATTTCAGCACCATTTCATTCAGTGCAATATCGCACTCGATACACAGCGGTCTGTGAAGCCTTCCATCTGCGCACGCTTGCCATGCTGCATGAGCTGGTTTGTCACAGCGTACACATTTGCACCGCTTGATTCCGATTGCTGTATAGGGCTTTCTACGGCCTTGCATTGGCATACTCTCCACGCCTTTCTCTATCCATCGTGACAATAATTTTTGCCATACTGTCGATGTATTGTTCGTGCATAACGTCTTGCAGAGTGCCATCCTCAAAGCTATCAAACACAGAACATTTGACATGCAGTAGTTCATGCACAAGAGACTGTTCCATATCACGAGGCCACAGGCAGCTATCGTAATCCTCGTTGCACACCATAGCGATCGTTGCCGAGGCTTTCTGAATCACCCATGAGACATTCGCTTGCGTGTCTGGTTTCATATCTCTTTGACGTTTAAGCAAAATCTTAATTTCCCAATTTTCAAGGCCTAGTATGGCTTTCCAGTATTGCAGTTTGTCTTTAATCTGCTGTTCGGATAAAATACATTCAGTTTCTTTGTATAGCATGTTTACCTCTCCATCATTTCTGCCGCATTAACAACATGCGCTTTTTGTAGTTGTTTATTGTACTCGTCAAGCTTCTTTAAGTTTTCAACTATTACATCTCTAAGCTCAACTGTCATTTCGATGTTACCGTTTGGTTTATTTGGTTCTGCTGATTCCAAACCTTCGATGCACGATTTTAGCCAATCGGTTATTTTTGCTTTATAACTCACAATAGCCCTTCCTTCCGGCTTATAGCCTGTTTAATCAATCTTTATCGCTGTTTCCTTTAAAAACTCCTCAAATTTTTTCTTTGTCATGTTCTCAGGTTTAAATGAAACCATCACTTGGTTAAAAGGCCTGACGTATTTAGCAAGAATTTCTTTAGCCTCCCGTTCAGCTTCTTCCTTCGCTTCTTCAATACACAGATTGATATATTCCTGTTCGGTCATGTTCCAAGCCGTAGGGCAATCGACAACTGTTGAAAATCTACATAATAGTCCGTTTGGTTGTCTTGCTATAAATCTGCTCATTACTTTTCATTCCTCCCTCCTACTGCCACAATGGGTTTGTACCATCGTCCTGTTTTGGTACTTTCTTCTCATAATACGATTTATGCGTCTTGCTCTTTATCAGCTTGTACACTCCCTTAAAGGCATTCACGGCTGATTCAATCGGCACAGGTGGAATATCATGCTGCATAGCTTTGCCGAGACGGATGCCGTAGATTAGGGCGGTGTAGGTGGAGAGGAGAAGGATTAGGGCGATGCCGAGGATGAGAAATAGGTTAATCATAATATTGTTTTCACCGCCTCCCACAAAGCGTCACAAATCTCTTCGCTTTCATGCTGCACCATGCTGCAATCTTCCCCAGCCCCATCAACAATTGCTATTTTCTGATATTTAATTCCTCTCGTTTCAGATTTGCTATCCCAAACGGTAAAATGTACGAAGTCTTTTTGTTCAGCAAGAAGTTCAATCATTTTACCTATTGTAACCTCATTGCCATCAATTGGAGCCGGTATAGTGTTTCCGTATATCAAACAAGCAAGTTTGCTTTGCTGCCCCCATGTCAGTTCGTTTAATTGTTCTTCAGATATGTACTGTTTCATGGCATTTCCTCCTGTTCAAGTTCTTTGTCCATTGCTTCAAACTTATTGCTCCAATACTCTTTTGCTGCTTGTTTAATTTTTCCAGAGCATTCAGAGAAGTTCGTGCTTGAAGCTATCTCTACTGGATAAAGCCAATCCTGGACAAATTGCTTTCTTATAACAAGCAATTTTTCAATAGCCGCTACAATAGCGGTTACTTTGTTTGCATCCATCTTTTTGTTTGATTGAAGCATTTCGGGCAGTAATAGAAGCGACCTGTCGATACAGTCGTGTAGAATGTCTTTACCTGTTGCGCTATCTTGATAGAAAAATTGTTTCGGCATTTTATAAACACCTTCCCTTCACTTATAATTCTATCACGGTTTTTCAGTGTACTTTCTTCCTCAATCGAATGGCGATTCGCTCTCATATCCGCTACTTGAATTATCGTTGTCGAAGCTGCCGCGCTGGACTTCTCGGATTGTTTCTGACTGGAAAGACTGGTGCCGCCTTATTTCGTTGGCTATCATGTCTGCGAATAAAGCGTCGTCGTGTTTGCCGTTCATGGCATCAGGTTTACCATCTTTGCGAATGAAGGTGATACATTCATTGAGCATGGTAATATCATTAAATAGTTCAATGTTGTTATTTATTAAATGGATTTCTTTGTCGATTATTAACCTTCTGGTATTGCCATCAGTTTTCCATCCGTGAGCATTTTTGAATTCACCAGAAAGATCGTCGTATTTTTTTCTCATATATTGCCGTGGATAATGAAGTCGTTCAAGTTCTTCAATTGGGCCAGTATTAAAATTCATTTCTATTCCGATTAAAGCAAGGTTGTAATACATGCCTAAACAGTACATTTGCCACGTATAAGGCTTTGAATGTGTCCACTGCCCGTGTAATGTAGCTGCTCTATTTCCAGTAACATTGTTTATTACAGCACCAGCATACTTATCGCTGTTTATACTTTCCCCTTTGGTATCGCCACCTATGACATAAGGGTATCCGGATTGTGGAGGCTCATATATTGTGATATAGCCGTTCGGGTCGTCAACCCACCTGATAGACTTTTCTTTTATCCTATCTTCTGTTTCTGGATTATCCCACTCGAAATAAAAATGTCCACGCTTCGGGCAATCTCCGGGCTTTACGTCTTTATATTTTTTACGCAACACTTCAATCCTTGCGTTAACTCTTGCGTTGTTAAATATTGGTGTACCTGATGCTATGAACGCCTCATTGTATGATGAAGGATTTTCCTGCTGCATCATTGGAAGGTCGCCGTTGTTATCGTTTCTATATGTCCATATCCACCACTTGATTTGTTCTTTTGTGAGATTAAATGCTTTGATTATTCCAGGCTGTCCTTCTGTTCCTAGAAGGTATTCCCTAACTTCTTTTTCGTCAATGCTGTTTAATAGTTTTTGGCGTTCTTCTTCCGTGCAAGGCATGACGTTCAACTCAAAATCGTGCCATGCAAAGAATAGTAATGTCCATTCGTTTTTTCCGTCTAAAGCGTCGTCGCACAGCTCTTTAAAGTCGTTATACCCATTTGCTGTTGATTCAATTTCAGCATCTGTATCAAGAGTTTTCGGCATGGCTGCCATTATACCTGCAAGCTGTTTCTTTGGGCTTTTACCATCTGGAGCAGGCCAGAAAGCGAATTCGCTGGCATGGAAATAATGTATAGTGTCACCACGGCCTATGTTGACATCTCCTGCTACCTGTATGCTTATCTTGCTGTGCAATCCCTTGCCCTTCCCTTTGTAGCCTGTTGGTCTGTCAAATACAAGTTCCTTGGCATTAGAAGCCTGTAAGAGCGGTTTTGTGTGTGCCGGAAGATTGGTATACATATATCTTGCTTTTTCAAATATGATAGTCGTTGCAGGTTGCGTATGGGCGACAATCAAACCTGTCCGGTTCTCTTTGGTTGTTGTGTTGTAAATCATATTGCCCTGTGCATCAGTAGAAACGCCACACTGTCTAGGCTTGATAACAATGATTCTTACCAGTTTTCCTAATGCGCGTAATTTCTTCTTTGTTTCATGGATTTTACGCTGTATGCTATTGAGCTTAAGCGGTACTAATTCGCCGTTTTTATTGACGATTTTTATGTACTCTTCAGCAAAAATAACCTCATCCTGCAGCGCTTCTTCTTTCCGTTCAGCTTCAAGCAGTTGCAGAAGCTCTATCTCTTCCTTATCGCTCAGTCTACCTGATTCAAGCATTTTCAGCAGTTCATCTTTGTTCAATGTTGTCTCTCCTTTTACACATGATATGGTTTATCGTGTTCTGAAAGCGTTTTGGCGTGTCATAGACGGTCACCAGCACGTCACCGCAGAATATGTATATCTTGTCACCATACAGCCGGATATTGTTGGCTTGCCCGTTAAAGTCGTATATGGAGACTAAATATCCATGAAGCGAACCGGATACATCGGATTGGCACAGACCTTTTTCAAATGCAATGTTCGCCAACCGTTCAGCGCTTTTTACCTTGATTCCGCATCGTTCGTGTATTCTGTTTTTACCGTGCAGGGTGACTTGAACCATGGTGTATCCTCGCTTTCAAATATTCAATCTCCGGCGCCAACATTTCGGAACACTCGTCCAGTAAACATGCTATATCTTCATAGTCCGGATTGCCCTTGTCCAACTCTTCGATTGCCAGGCGAATTGCGGATAATAGTTCCTGCTTGGTATGGTACAGCATGAAATCATCCTTTCAGGCTTCATCAATCATTCAGTAGCTTAAATGTTTCAACCTCTTTGATACTCATTCCAACCAATCCCGGGCTTTTATCGCTATCGGTAGCCTCAAAGTGTGCGTTTGGGTGTTGCGGATACATAAATTCAATCATGCAGAAATTAGCAAGGTCAGCAAGGAATTCTGTATTCCCGGTTTCAAGATATTTCTCCCAGCGCAATTCTATTGTTTTGTGCATATCAACAAACGCACCAGATTTGTTTTCGTAATTGGCTTTAATTGGACCATATTTGTAGTGGCTCATTACCATACGATTCTTTCGGAGAGTGTCAAAGTTTTCGGAATATTCGGTCGATAGGATTTGGTTTGTTGTCATACAGTAATCCCTTCTGGCACAATATAGAATTGCTCATTAACCTCGACTACTGTTTCATTGATGTTGGCTTCAATGTACTCTTGCCACTCACTTTTAGACATTTGCTTACCAGATGCTCCGAGACATTTTGACCTAATAATTCGCCTTGTTTGGAGATTGTATGTGATGCCGTATCCGCGTGATAAATCTGATCCAATAGGGTAGTAGTAAAACCCGTTTTTTACTTGTCTTTTTTCTCTTTTACATCCTTCCATGCTTTTCCTCCCAATATCCTAATTTTGTAGTTCTTAAACATAGTTTTAAGTACCTTGTTAATGTGATTGCCCCTGCAGAATATCCACGGGTTAACGAAATACTGGCGGTTCTTTGAGTTTTTGCCACGATACAAAATATCTTTCTGAATAAGCGTTCTAATTGTTTCATAGACGAGGCCTCTGGACAGTTTCGTGATTTCTACCAAGTCCTCCGTTCCAACATCTTTGCCATCATGTGTTTGCAGGTGACAATCATCGTAGGAAACGCAGGGAACTACCGAGAATAAAAAAGCCTTCTCCGCTTGGCTTAAATCATCCATCCACAACCGAACTTCCATTATGTTCATCTTCATGAAATTTGACATATTCCATATAATTGTTTCAGGCGGTTTTTTATTTTTCTTATCATCCTCAAACTTCTGATAGGCTTCCTGACTCTCTTTACGCCGTATGCTGTCACCTTCGTATATTTCTGTTGTTATCTCACCTGTTTCAGCACTTACAACATGAGCTTTAATCGTTTTATCAATCGTCTTATTCATGCAAATCCCCTCTACGCCTTACAGCTCTAAGTGTTTAAATTCATATGTCCAGAAAACGTCACAAAAACGCCATTATATATACCGAAATCTGGACATATGTTTTGAGTCAATCCTTACTGCCAAGTATGTTCCAGCTATGGACTTTTCTCTTTAGTCTTAGACCGAAATCCAACGTTCTTTTGAAGTAAAACTGTTTCTCCATACATTAATTTTATCACTGAAATGACGAGTCTCTTTCGCCTCTGAATAGACGCAGATAGCCTTGGAAGAAGTGAACCTGATTATAGAAACCATATCGGTGAGTTCAACGAAATGGTCGGATGATGGGGATAGTTTGAATATATTTGCAACTATGCTCGTTGGATAATCATAGTACTATTACCACCTCTAGGGAAAAGCCGGGGGTAGTCGAGGCATCGGTTCTCTGCCAAATCAGACCCACGCCCCCCTATACGGTCCGGCTCCGGCTGCTACGCCTTGGACAAAAATATAGCAGGTGGCCAGTTGTCCGGCTCCTGCTGATAGTGTGGCAATGCTTATCGAGTGTGCTATAAATGAATCTAACACAATAAGAATATGTTATATTGAGAAAACAAGAGATAATGCAGTAATATCAAGGCATAACAAGCCATAACACAATTTAAACATTGTTTTTGAGACTTAACGAATCTAACATAATAGCTTATAATATCATTTATGAGTTAAATTGAATGGAGGTGACAAAATGAATGAGGTTGGAGCTATTAAGGATAAAAAGCAGATTGAGAAAATGAAAAGAAGCTTTACTAACGAAAGGGATCTGCTGTTATTTACTCTCGGAATCAATACAGGACTGAGAATATCCGATTTGTTGGAACTGAAAGTAAAAGATGTTACAAGCCAATCTATTAAATTAAAAGAGATTAAAACCGGCAAACAAAGAACTGTTACTCTTGATGATGTAGCAAGCAAAGCTATAAAGGCGTATTTGAACAACAATAAAATGCAGGATGATAATTATATATTCCGGAGCAGAAAAGGCGAAAATAAGCCAATTACAAGGGTGCAAGCGTGGACTATATTAAATGATGCGGCTAAAAAGGCAAAGCTTAGCATTAACGTAGGAACTCACACATTGCGGAAAACATTTGGCTATTGGGCATATAAGCAGGGGATTGACATCACATTACTACAACAGATATTTAATCACAGCACGCCAGCAATCACTTTACGCTATATCGGAATTACCCAGGACGATATTGAAAATGTTTATATTAATCTTAATTTATAGGAGGCCTTAAAATGGCAAAAAGCAAAACATTACCCCATAAAGGCGAAAAAATACAACTTGTATATGACTATACAATAGACTATATCACTCTTACAGTAAGATTTGAAAACCAAATAACAATAAGATATGCAGATAATAAAGGCTTATCGGACTACGAAAAGGCTAATAAACTACTGCAACTATATTTTAAATTACTAGGTATGACAATCTCCGAAATAGAAAAAGCCCTGCATATAAAGATTACCGCCGAAGGCATCAAAGACAATACAGGGCAAAAAATTAATACTGTTTTAATCTGAGCTGAAAGGCTCTTTTTCTTTGTCCTCTACTGCCGCAAAATCCACTGGAATAGCGGTGTCTAGCTGTTTTGTACCTAATAGTTGAGCTATTCGGCTTCTGCGCTCATCTACAGTCAAGTTGATATTAAAGTCCATATTAACGTCAACTTGTGACTTCTCACTGTAGAGCCCAGCCATTTCAAGAATCACCTTGCCGTGCTGGAAGGATCCGCGCAGAGCTTCACGAACGAAGGTATTCAGGACAGGAGCAACCGACTGGTCGACCAAAGCACGTGACTGAGCCTTATAAAGTGCTTGAAATCCGGGCTTTTTGAATGCTTCGTAGTAGATTACCCTTGAACAACAAGCAAGCTTACAAATATCAGTGATGCTTTTCATCCTGTGTTCAGGAGTAAGCAACACTTCAAGTAATTGACTCTCTTTCTCTGTTGGTTGATATTCTGTTAAGTTTTGTATTACTGTCATCATGTTGTCATTACCACTCAATCCATTTTCTCCCATATTCACTCACCTTCATTCAAAGTAATATTATCTTCACCCAATATGTCCGTCACTTCTTCACCATACATATTCCAATCAATTCCATATCGTTTCAATATATCTGCAAAATCTTCCCGGTCATGTTCTTCCAGCTTCAATCCCTTTTCGCCTATTCCGATATGTTTCAGTTCATGCAGCATTAGTATTTTTTTCTGGTTCTCGCTCAGCAGTTCCGTATTCGGTTCATAAAATGTAATAATAAAATTAAACGGGAGCCAAGCCTGATAAGTTAACTTTACCTTGCGGCAATCTGCATATTTAATCTTTGTTCCGGCTGGTTTCTCCTGACTCAGCACATAACCGATTCTAACATCATATTCCGGTATGATCGCCAGTTCCGGAAATTTACTTATAATCTGATCAGCCAGCTTCCGCAGATCCTTCGATGGCTCGGCATCTCTTATGTTTAACTCTTTCAACAGTTTTTTAATTAATTGGTGCTGGTCTTTTGTTCTAGTCTGCTTATATATTTCCAACAACTTATTCAGTGCCGGGCATCTATCCTCGCACATATCTGATAGTATACATTGTTCGCATAAGGCATTTCTAGGCATGTAATCAACTCCCTTAATATTATTTTACCTTATTTCGGCTGCATCCTTTTGTCCTCTTGCAATCGGCCCAAATCCATACTATAATGTGTACATACAAAACTACCTGCATGGAGGAAATCAGAGAATGCCAGATAAAAAGAAATATATTCCCAAGACTAAGCACACTAGCTATAGATTCACCGAAACTACACGCCGAAGATTGGCTGATATAGCCGATTTAGATAGTATTAGTAGTACGCAAGCCTTGAATAACCTTATCCATTCCGAATACGGCAAACGTGAATCGGAAATTTTAAAAATGAAAGAAAACAAGCGAAACAATGCGAGCAAATGAGATAACGAGAGATAAAACCGTTTAATTTCGTCAAATCGAGATAAACGGTATTTTTTTCACGTTTTACATGTAAATACTGCTGGGTGTATCATAAAACTATCGAAAGTGCAACACAAACGGCGAACATTGACAACTTAACAGCTAATCCCCAATAGCCTGCATCCGCAGGTCATACCTAGAAGTGCATAGCACAGTATAGAGGGAGCAATTAAAGGATTGGCTGGTCTGCACATAGCAAACAAATAAACTTAGGAGGTTTTATTATGAAGTGTTGGATATGTGGAAAAGAAGAAAGCAATGCAGATGTAAAAATTGACGTTGACCGCCTGTTGTGGATGGTGCGAAATTACTTTGACACCTACCAAGCTTACAAGATGGTATGTAAAAAACCGTCTTGGAGATGGACACAAAGCGAAAAGGAAACTTACATCAAACGGGACCGAGAAGAATACTGCGGCAGAAACGCGATTGATGAAGTCGCAGCAATCCTCAGCCTTGATTCAAGCAAACTGTTTAACATGGCACGTATCGCTCGTAAGTGGGAACAGAAACGCAATTGGCAATATAGTTTCCCGACAAATGAAGCATCTAAGATAATCCTTGAATATCTCAAAAAAGATAACGATTCTTTACGCTTCAGCAGCATTGAGTATGTACATTATCAAATCAACAGAAGGGCTGAAAAGACCGCTAAACAAAAGGCGGCATAGAAATAAGACGTTTGGGCGTCTCTAAATTAGTGCTTTTGGCCCAAAGCGGGTGCAGGACGAAAGGAGGCAATCTCCTGCACGTAGCAAGAATATGAAAGGATGGGATGATATGAAATATCGCATTAAATGGATAGGCAAACGAGCCTATGAGCGCATATTTGACTCGCTGGCAAGCATCGCCGATATGGATTGGTTTAACTCTAATCATGAATAGGCCGAAACCGGGTTTCCCGGTCGCACTGTAATGCAGTGCCTGACGATGGCCAAGGTCACTCAGCGGGGCGCAATCCGCTCCAGAAGGGAATTTACTATGACAAGAATGTTAGCAACATCAATCGGAAAGAATGGTCGCTCTATCCGCTCAATGGAACCGCTGAGCAACGAACAGATTATGAACGTAGTACCAAGTATTTTTGCACCAGAAGCGCATGGAAGTCGCAGCAGCAGGTATACTTACATACCCACTGCTAGCGTGTTGGATGGACTGAGAAAAGAGGGATTTGTACCGTTTTTCGCAGCACAGGCAATGAGCCGCATCGAGGGCAAATCTGAATTCACCAAGCACATGTTAAGACTCAGGCACGTAAACGACATTGCCAACTCTGAGGGCGCAAACGAAATTATACTTGTCAACTCTCATGATGGTACGAGTAGCTATCAGTTGCTTGCAGGGTATTTCCGGTTTGTATGCCAGAATGGATGCATTGCAGGTGATACGGTCGAGGACTACAGGGTCAGGCACAACGGTGATATCCGCAACGACGTTATAGAGGCCGCATACCGGATTGTTGACGAGTTTGAAATTGTGGACGATTCCCGCGAAAGTATGCAGGCATTGCAGCTTTCCAGACCTGAGCAAAAATTACTTGCATCTGCTGCACTGGATTTGAGATTTGGCAGGGATGAAGAAAACAAAATTCTCTCTCCTGTATCCACTGACAGAGTGTTATGGGCCAATCGCAGAGAAGACCAGGACGATAGTTTATGGGTCACATTCAACCGGCTCCAAGAGAACCTCGTTCGTGGTGGTATGAGGGGCAGAAACCAGTCAGGCAATCGCACAACTACCCGAGAGGTACAGTCCATCGATAATCTTGTTGGTCTGAACCGGGCGTTATGGACACTTGCAGAGGGTATGGCACAATTAAAGAATGGCATAAATATAGGCAACCTAGCACAAGCACAGTGACACAGATTGCCTATATAGCAGCACAAGTGGCCGCAGGTAAATTATAACACGCTTGCGGCCTTCAATCAATAGCAAGCCGAGCCCGGCGGCTATATCCGGGCGGATTGGAGGAAGATATGGTGTACGAAATTAAGATTAAAATTAATAAACCTGAAACCACATCAAAGTCCGTAAAGACACCTTCTGCATTGACTTTTGTAATTAGGTCTGACAGCGAAATAAACGCAAAGATTGAAGCTCTAAACAGTGCCAGAAGAACTCAGGCGGCTCACCCAAGAAAGTACAAAGACTGTACATTTTCCACAATACAGTGCGTAAAATTTCACTAAGCCTTAGCACTCCGGCAATAAAGGACAGAAAGGTTGTATGATATGGTTAACAAAGATAATATATATATCTTGACAAGGATAGAATTAAAAAATAGTTCTGCTGATAAATTTAAAGAAGGTGATGTTGTTATTTGTAATGGCTATTTTATAGAAATAGAATACGGAGTTTATGACATTCCCGGATTGTTAACAAAAGTAACAACAAGATATGATATGAGGTATTTACCTATACATAAACAGCCGTACTATATCCAGGATTTTATACACAGAAGAGATATAAGGGAGGTCACCCCATGAAATTACGTATCAAACTAATCCACCTGATCCGCATGACAGCGGACGAAACATACCGCATCGACCAAGAACACCGCGCCCGTTTCGCCCGGGTAATGGCGGCGAATAAATCCATTATGGCAGGGAGGTAAACAGGATGCCAGCAGAACGCCACGAATACCTTAAATCCCTTATACAACAGGCATTGTGGAACGAGTACGCACGGACTGAAAATAAGGACTACAAAGCACTATATGAGCGGTGGTACGAGAACTATGAGGCAATTGATATCCGGAATGTTGAATAAATTAAGTCCCGAGGTTGCCAGCTTAACGGCTGGATGGAGTAAAATTCTCCAAAGGTGGCGAAAGTCACCTTAACGCTTATAGACTATGAAAGGAGCTTAATGTCGTGGAACGATTTGAAGTCGAATATCTTAAGCATAGCATATTTAAATCCGCAGAAAGAATAAAGGTGGTAGTCGGTAAGGACGGCTTGATTGAATTGCTTTGCAATGGTATGGTATCAGTATTAACCGCTGAAAGGGTGATAGTATGAACTACTCATATGAACGTGTCTCAACTCTCCACCAAGACGAACGCCGCCAAGAAATCAGCCTGGAACATATCAAAATAGACTGCAGATATGTTGACAAAGCAAGCGGTAAAAACGCCGAACGCCCTAAACTGAAAATGCTGATTGCCGATGTCAAACGAGGCGATCATGTATATTGTGAATCAATCAGCCGATTAGGCCGTAATGTTGACGATCTGCGCCGATTGACAGAACAGTTTGTTTCAATGGGCGTTACGGTCCACTTTGTGAAGGAAGGCATCGATTCATCCGGCAGCACCTATAAATTTTTGCTAACCATTTTGGGCGCTGTGGCTGAAATGGAACGAGAGGTTGCCGTTGAACGTGTCCGGGAAGGCGTGGAGAAGGCGAAGCGATACGGCACTAAATCAGGTATCCCGTTTGGCAGACCTGAGCCGGTGTTGCCGGACAGTTTTGAGAAATACTATAGCCGGATGCAGGAAGGCGAAATCACAAAGGTTGAATTGGCAAGGCTACTGGAAACAAGCCGGTCAACGGTGTATCGGTGGATTAGACAATTTGAAAAGCAGAAGAACCGGGGCTGATGGCTCCGGCTCTTTTTTTATGCACGCATTTTTATTATTACAGACTAAGTTATTAACCATTTGGTACGGCCTTTATTGCAAACTGGGCAATAATTACTGATATAGCTTATCGAAAACCATCTACATTTCCATCTTTCAGCCATACATAGACCTTGCCAATCTACGAAGTGTTTTTTCTTGCATTTTAAATAATCCATAGTTTTTTACCTCGCCATATTTACGAATTTGAATTGTCTTGTTATTGCGTAGGCAATTAATTTCTCATAATTCTTGCGTATTCTGCTTTTAATGCCACAATTTCATTAATTGTTAATTTATTATAACTTTCTTCTGTCATGCCTCTTGCAATAATAAGCCATTCAATAAAAAAATACTCTTCACTAGATATTTTCACAATTACTCTCCTTCACACTCTTTATATTATCCGAGCCTATTTCCTTCTCTCCACATATTCCAGCAATGCTAAACTAACAATGTCCTGTATTTTTTCCCTCGGATGCTTCTCCGCATATGTGTGCATTTCATCATCAGCTTTTTTGTGCAGTTTATATGTCTTTCTTACTATATCCGCCTCTAAATCTTCAACGGTATGACTTTGGTATGACTTAGGTATGACTTTTCTCAATTCAAGCTTTCCTTTACCGTCAATCGCCGTATCCGTCAGCACTTCACACAGTGTATACTCTCCACACATAATTTTATCGAGTGGACACTTCTCGCAATCTACCGCCTTGCAGTCCTCGGCTAAGTCCTTCAGTCTTTTAAGTAACCTCTCTGTCTGTATCGACATAATAACCTCCTCATTTGCGTTTTGACCTGCTATTGCCTCTAAAATTTCGTATTTGTTCACTCTGTATTTTTTGACAAAGCTGTTTATGTTATAAAAATTTGGGCTATCCATAATCTTTTGCATCTCTGCAAACATTTCCGGCGTGAGTTTTCTTCCCGGAAGCCGATGGGATTGACCTGCCGCAATTTTTAAAGCAGCTTCGCTTGGTATAAACTCATACCATTTGATTGCTACAAAGAGAGCTACATACGCCGTGTCGCGTGGGTCATGCTCGATCAACCCCAATTTACTCACCCCTTTTGGTTTGTATCGTCTTTTGCTGTTTTTCGAACCTTTTCAACCAGTTCACTCTTATCCTTTACCGCCTCAATTGCCTCTGCCAGTGTCACAGGCCTTTTAAACCTCTCTAGCTTGCCATTTATTATCCAGCTCAGTAACGCCTCATTCCGGCTCGTGCAGCGTTTATTGGTGCATATGCCGTCTTGGATGATGCTGCCACATGTGCAAAATAGCATTCCCCTCACTCCTATTCTTCAAAATATTTGCACTCTTCACACATGGGCTCGCCAACTGCTTTGCCGGATGAAAGCATCAACGTTTTATCGTTTTTGCAGCTATCCCTAACCCATACGATCCACATACCAACATTCCATACGTGTTTACATTTCCTGCATTTTGCGTATTTTCCTCTATATTTTGCCATTCCCCTCACACTCCTATCTCTTGTAAAAATTCCTTGACATAATATCGATAATGGACTTTCTTTAGTTCTGCTTTAATTTCCGTTCCATGCTGCTGCACCCATTCAAGTGGGAAACTCTTTCGGTCTGCATGATGATAAAAGTAATAAATATGCTTTATGTGTATAAAATAAGTTTTGTTTAAATCGCGGAAGTTAAATATGAATCCTGGAATTATACCTGCCACACAATCTGCCATTGATAACTCTTTAAGCTGATTTTCTCGGATACAGTTGAATGGAATTGACTTGTCTTTGTGCGATTTTAACTCTATTAGCCATAGCCTGCCATCGAATAGCAGGAAGTCGCATATATTGCTGTGTTGAAAGCGTGTTGTCTCCTGTTCTCCCCATGCTGCGGTACCATCCTTGAAACGATAATGGTATACACTGTCGGGAACTGATTTGATGAAGTCCTGTTCAAAATCCTTACCTGCATTAGCCATTGCACTCCATCTCCTTCCGCAGATCATCCTTGATGTAATACTCACATTTTAGAATTTTCAGAATGCTTTCAATGTTTCGCCCAAACCTGCCCCAATCAATCTTATTTGCTCTAGCGTTGTGATTCCACCGCCCAACTTTCCACAAGTCAACGTGCCTGTGCATGTCCGTTACAAATCCTATTGCATCCTGCGTACTGATAACCGGTTCAAGGCTCACCCACGTTTTAATTCCTGCTTCGTGGGCTTCTACAATTGCCTGTATCCTACTAAGTGGTTCCGCTGCGTGTGGCTCCCATTCAAGGCTTTTGTCAGCATCCGCAAAGGTCAATGTTGTCCCAAAAGAATCACCTTCGCCATACAAGTCAAAGTCTCTTACTGCCCTCATACCGCCCTTTGTCAGTACAGATACATTTGCCCCTGCATCCTTGATTAGCTTAATAATCTCTCTTGTCGGTGTGGTGTCAATCTCCGTTGGATAAGGATCACACATAAAGCACAGCATTATTTTCTTACCCTTGTATTTGCCGCCTGACAATTGATTTTTTACAGCTTCGACAATTCCATCACGCGGTTTCACATCTGCAAAATTTGCCGTTGGGTGATACCGGTTAAACATTTGGCTTGCGTAGCAATATGTACACCCGTGGTTGCATCCGGTATAAATATTTATTGCAAGGTCGCTGTATTCTCTTGCTCTTGTTCTAGGCTCGTAAATCGGTCTGAAACTCATTCCCCCATCACCACCTTATCTATTGCCGCAAGGACTTCTTTAAATTTCCAATAACTGCTATCATGCACTATGAAGTTTTCATTGCCACCTGTAAAAATATAAGCCTTATCAATGAAGTCTTTTATTGCCTCCCTTGCCACCTTCAGCGCCTCCACATCGGCGGGGTTGTGGTAGACAGCTTCAGAGACTTTATGCAAATCCCCTATAACACCGAAACATTCTTCATATATCCACGAGCAAGCGTTAACCGCTGATTTCCTCGGTCTACTAGATGCGCCTTTTCTGAAAAATAGTTCCGCTCTTTCTCTTATTCTGTTTAATCCATTTCTCATAGCCCCATTCTGTGCCTGAGCCTCATACATAGCCTTTGCAGCATCCATACACTTGTTTTCAAGCCTTTCATTTTCCTGCCGCAAGGCTTCTATGGTGTCAAACAAAAATCGTATATCCTCTGGTGCATGTGCAATAAATTCTGCTGTGTCTCTTGGCGGACTGCTCCAATCCATGCGAGCTATTACATAAGTCGTTTGCCCCTCTTTTTTAACGATATCTATTTTCTTTGTAAACTGTTCATAACCCGGTTCTTCCATGTTGGTTATTTCGGCTTTCCATTTGCCAGGTGTCGCTTTGTTTAACCGCTCTTTTATTTGATTCACCGTCAATCTCATCCCTCAACCTCCCCATTAATTACATCAAGCCAGTTATCCATACAATTTGTACAAGTGTATGATGCTACCGGATGCCCATCCATGAATCCAGTTTCACGTATAGCATATTCACCTGCATTAATTTCTTTTTCGCATCCGCCTGCGCATCTATGCGGTTTGCGACATTTCACCAACTTTTCCTCGTAGTTCTCAATATCTCCGTCGTCAAGACCATAAAACCCAGCATCGGTTATGTTATAATCTTCTGGTTTATATTTCATCCCTCTACCTCACTTTCCCTCAACAATGTTGCAAGTTCGCACCAATCTTCATGTCCATCATCTTTTTCATGCTTATTACATATCGGGCATAAGCCAAGTCTGCTATATTCCAACCTCTCCAGCATTGCCCTGTACGCCATTTTAAGGCTAATAATTATTATGTTGACTAATTTTACGTTTAACTTAATTTAGCTTGGACACGATACCGTTTTGCTCGCTACAATAGCATTTACATTGTTTTATCAGCACTCTTGCCCATTGGCTGCTTATGTTCGGGCTTAGAAGGCTTCGTCCACTTTGTATCAGCCAGGATACATAAGTTTTACCGTAACTTAATTAATTTATGAAAAGTATTTTATTATCAACGCCGCCTTCAAGCGATTGATTTAGTAGGGACTATCTTGTTATTGCGCAGTTATTCAATCGACATACATACATATCCCGGTTGCAAAAATCGTTCATCATCAAGAATGTATGTGACCTTGACGTATATCCTTTGTTCTCTTGTAAAGCACCCCCTAAAATCACTCCAGTGTCGAAGTGCTAATATATCACCGACTTTATAATCCCTGTCGTTCAATCTTATTTCAAAGCGTTTATTACCTTTTTCTATCTCTTCGTAATACGGAGATATTGTTTTTAATTCATGTACCATTGCTTTGTCCTTTCTGCACAATATTTATATTTGTTGAATCAACTCACCTTATGTAATCCCGCCTGTCCCATATACAGTTCCGCCACACTCAACATTTCATCCGCAAACTTGTATACATTTTCCGCCGACACTTCCAACTGCGCGCCCGTCTGCCGATTTATAATCCAAAGCGAATCCTTCTCTATGGCGTAGGCGATTTCAGGAAAGCCAGATTGAACCGTTATAATGTGGCGGTGTTCTTCGGCTCTGAGTAGGTCGTTATGTGATATCTTCATCCGTCAAATTCCTCCTGATCTGCTAATGTGCTTTTCTTGCTGTACCGATTCACAAGCAACATATATTCTTTTGCCCACTCATACGGTACGGGCGCTTTTGCTTCACTGTATCGGTTTATTGCATCTGCTAAACCTTCCATCCGTATTTCATCCCACATCTTTTTAGGCATTATACCGATTGGTGGCTTTTGCATGGTATCACCTCACAAATTTTCTATTAGCCTGTGTATTTCTTCATCCGACATGATGCAGCCGGATCACTTGCCGTGGAATATCCTGTGGCATTCTTTGCAAAGCACAATTACATCGTTGAATGTCTCACATCCCACATTTATGTAGCTTTTGTGGTGAACGTTCAGTTCTTCATTCTCACATCCGCAATGTTCGCACTTGTATTGTGCAAATCTTAATGCTTCAACTCTGAAATGTTGCCAGTGTTTTGTTTGAAGATATAACTTATATGGCATACTTCTCATTTGTGAAATTGTAATATCATGTGTTCCATCGATAAATTGTAATACTGCTGTGTCTCTGTCCATCACCATATCTTCACCTCAAATTGCAAAGCTTGAAGGTTCTCCTGTAATATCTCAGATATATGTATCCAGTAGGCCCATTCCTTTGCTTTCCGACTATCACCTTAATATCAAAGTTGTCTGCTGCTTCATCGGTTTCTTTGGGTACGTGGAGGAATATTACATTGTCCGCATCCTGCTCAATACTGCCGGATTCTCTTAAATCATGTAACTCTGGTTCTCTGCCTGTCTTGCTGCTGTCACGGGAAAGCTGGCTTAGTGCTATTACCGGTATTGAGAATTCAAGCGAGATCTCTTTGAGCTGCCTTGATATGTCTTCGATCTCCTGCCGTCTGCTCTCTGTCTTTTTCATGCTCCGGCATAATTGCAGATAGTCAACTATTAGCAGGTCAATGGATCCTTTGCCTTTGAGTTCTCTGCAATATGCCCTAATCTCTTGTATTGTTGATAGTTTGTCGTTAAGTTCTATTGGCATATTTTCAATCTCTGTGAGTATTCCGGTAATTTTGGGCCAATCCGAATCAACAAGACTTTTGCAGAACCTTAATTTTTGTCCATCTACCAAAGCAAGATTTGAAAGGATCCTTTTAGCAATCTGTACTTGTGACATTTCACGAGATACAAATAAGCATTTACAGTCCTTCTTTGCAAGGTTCAACATGAGCTGCAGCGCAAAGGCTGTTTTCCCTACTCCAGGTCTCGCAGCAATGATAGTTAACTCTTCGGGGTGAAGTCCTGCGGTGATCTTGTCCAAGTCATAGAATGCTGTAAAATATTTCTGCTCATTTGGTGCATTGAATTTTTCCTCAATATCGTCCATAACCGCCATCATTATTGCTTTTAAGGTGTTGTCTGCCTTCTTGTTGTCATATACAGCAATATCAAACACTTGTAACACATCACTTTTTAACTCTACTGCATTTTCAAAACGTTCGCCCTCTGCCATTTCCTTTGCTTTCATAGAAGCCTTGATAATCTCTCGGCGCATTGTATAAGTTTTCAAGATGCCCATGTAATACTCCATATTTTCAGGAGTTGAAACGTAACTTGCGAGACCTGCAACTATTTCAAGCGCATTATCAATATCAAGTGCATCCGATACGGTGAATTCATCAACTGTAGATTTATGTTCGTAGAGTTCCCGGATTGTTTTGTATATTTGCCGGTTGACTTCACTCATAAAGTCAAGTTCTGATAGTTTTAAAACGTAGTCGAGCTTTCCCATCAGTAAACAGCCAAGTACACTTTTTTCAATCTCTGGATTGTTTGGTAACATGTGATCACTCCCCCGGTTTATAATTTGTCATATCGCGGTATTTACTTTGCTCACCCTTAACCTCGCCTTGACTTACTCTATCAACTACCCAGTTCAATATTGCAAGGTAATCAGATTTATACTTTTTACCGTTACTACCTTTGTAGTTGTTCAAGACTTCAATCATTTTTTTAACTTTAACCTCGCCGTACTGGTTAATTAATTTTTGATATTCAAGGGGAAGCATTTGAACAAATTCCGCGTATATATATTTCTTTTTATTCTTATCATTCTTATCATTCTTGTTAGTTGTTAGGTCTTTGTTACCCGTTTGTTGATTGCTTTGTTGATTACTTTCTACCGACTGGTACAACTCCCAATTTAGAACGGTTACAAGTCTTGATTCCTTTGTTGATTCGTATGTTAGAAATTCAAGTTTTTCAAATCTAACAAAGGCAGTACGTATATTTTGTATTGAGATACCTTTGCCACATTCTTTGCGTATTTTTTCAAGGCTTGTAATCTTTTGCCCAGGCCTACACATATACTTTTTGCCTTGCCATTCCCATTCTTCAGTATCATGGTTTACCATGCATAAAAGGGTGACAAGAATGGTTTTTTGTTCTGGTGTTGATAATTTCCATATTGGTTTTTTTATAAGTTCACGGTATAGTTTTATCCATCCTTCAATAGTTAATCGCCCCCTAAGAGGGGCTATTCACCCCTCACTATGTCAATTCCTTAAAATGGAAGTTCATCGTCTGGCCCATCTAACTCAGTATAGACCCCCTGCGTATACCCACCACCGTCATTGCTCTGGCTCAATGGTTTATCTGCAGCCTTCTTCCCCTCTGCAAATTCCACATCATCCGCAATAATCTCTGTGATGTAATGCTTCTTGCCCTCATTATCGTCCCATGATCGATTCTGGATGCTGCCGGACAATACAACTTTAGTACCTTTAACTAGATACTTACCGCAGAATTCAGCCTGTTTCTGCCATGCTATAATGTTGAAAAAGTCAACTTGTTTTTCCTCGCCTTGCTTTGTAAACCTGCGGTCTACTGCCAGATTAAATGTACATTTAGCAACATTGCTTGCTGTATATTTAAGTTCAGGATCCTTTGTAAGCCGGCCCATTAAAATAACCTTATTCATACCTCTATCTCCTTACATATTTTCTCATAGTCCACTTTTTTAATATCCTTGCTTGACGAATAGCCGTACTTTGCAATAATCTCCTTTGCCTTGTCGCCATCCTTGCTGATTGCATACAATCTCTTGCGCTGTGCTTCGCTTATTATGTCCGTAGCTTCGCTTTGTGGAGGGATTTGCGGTGGAGGCTGGTTATTTGTTGTTGGCTGCTGTTTTGGTGGTTTCAGCGGCTTTTTATCGTTACCTTCTGCACCATTACCATCATCATCTTCATCAGATGCAAGCCCTAATGCTGCTGCTAATGCGTACCGTCTACCGTATGTGATTGCGCTACCTGCACCTTGTGCGGTGGCCTTATCGGCTTTCAATGTCAACGGGTCCAGCTCTATCCATTCACCGGAATTGTGCATTAACAGAGTAGTCACAATAATACTGCTGCCATCACCAGAACACGACTGTATGTAACTTAGCCCATTAGCAAGTAGTAAGGGTTTTGCTGTGTCTATTAGTACATCGAGTGGAGTATATTTACTTTTGAAAAATGGGTTATCTGCTGATTTTGGTGGATTTTTTACTTCTCCTTGAAACTTAGCCATTGCAATAGAAAAGTTTTTGATTGATTCACTTTTATTCATATTCTCACCTTATCCTCATACTTTTTGTCTGCTGCAACTCAGCCCCATCAACCTGTTTACCTTCTTTCAACTCAGCAAGTAAAGCCTTTTTATCAAGGATAGGCGAAGGAATATTGTAATACTTTGGATTGATTAAGCTTTCATCAACCACCTTCACACTCGGTGGATTGTTCTGCAACGATACCGTAAACATAGTACCCTTTACCTTGTCGATTCCTGCCCCTATAAGCTGCAATTCCAGGTAATCTTTGATAGATTCACGCCGATTCTTTAACGCTGTCCTACGGGTGTATAGGCGTTCTTCCTCTGTCTTGATGCTGTTCTCGTCTGCTTCAATGGATTTCATCAGCTTTGCGATTGATTCAGCCTTATCGGTGATTTCGCCCTCAATTCCTTCCATTGTGTCCTGCAATACTGACAAATCAGCTTCATCGTTGACCATATCCCATAACTGATTGTATTGACCTGCGAGTTCATATAATTTGCTCATTCTTCAACCTCCCTATTAATCTGTGAATTTTGACTTGCCATTACCTAAATCCCAAAAGTTAACTTCCTTATCTCCGTACGTAACCCAACTTAAAGATGAACCTTCGCAATGACACGCATTAATATATAAATTGCCGTGTTTCTTGGCGAGTGAGTGTATTTGTTTCGCAAGGGATTTCATGTCTTTTTTTTAACTCGCTTTTAGCCATTTCCCATCCCTCCCCAAGAATAAAAATAATTGCGCTTCAACCTGTCTATTTCCTCATCCTTCTCTGCCAAATCATCCTCCAACTGCTCCACCGTTTCCGCCTCTTTCCTCTGCCACTCTTTCAGCATATCAAGTATGTCCTGTAGGCTCACGTTGGTAGGGTAACTGTGTATGTCTATGGTTATGTCCTGCATGATGCACCGCCTTTCAACATGTTCTTTCGGGTGACATGTAACAATACCTTGGCTTGTTGTAACACGATAGAAATTTTCTTGCCTTCTGATTCCACGGCGGCATTTGGTCAACATGAACCTCTTTTCTCATAACAAGTTCAGCACCGCCAAGACCCCAACATTCTTTAGCCATTCCACCGTTGTATATGTCGTTATAGCAACCGCTACAGTATTTCTTTTTATCCTCTTTAGTCATAACTCCATCGCCTCCCTGCATATTTATACATTTACCGTATATTTGCGTTTCCGCTTGGCCTGTGCTATACTCTGCTTAGTTGTTTACCTTTGCCCTTCTCGGAGGGCTTTTCTATTGCTTTCTGAGATATTCCGTTGCAAATCCACCTCTTACGCCATCTAGCAAAATAACTTCACTGCCGCATAAATTCCACGGATCAGTAAGACAGGTAAACTCCTTATTCTTGTACTTATCGAGCCTTGATTCAGCACAAGTGTGCATTATAACTTTGTCACCTACATGGAGTCCACTTAGTTTTAGTTTTCTTTGTCTCATTTCAACCATCTCCCTTCATAATTTAATATCAATGTGCCTTTCCTCGCTCCCCAGTACTTTCTGCCCCTTCTCCACCTCCCAATCCCTGAACGCCTTCCACGTGATAAACTTGGCGAACAGGTACAGAAATATAATGCTGCCAGCCATTCCAGCGAATATGAGTAGTGCCTTGCCTAATGTGTCGTAGTTCATGGTGCGTGCCTCACTTCCTTTGCTTCTTCTTCATTTTCTTCCTTGTAAATTTTCCAGCTGCGCGCGATTTGTTTGTGAATTGTGTCAACTCTCCAAGGTGGCGGCGTATTGTGCGCTGCATCGACATCTTAACCCCTCCTAAAATTTATTTTAGTAACAATACTGACTTGATTTTCTCCTTGACAAACTCCGTATCGACCGTAGCAGATACGCTTGATGTAACTTCAATTGATGGCGCTTCAATGCCGAGCGCATCAGCTAATTCCTTTAACTTTGTGGCTGACCTTGAAGCTTTTGCAGCCTTGATTGCGGCATCAAATTTAATGTTGATTTCATGTCGCTTTTGCGAAAAAATTGGTAAGTCGCGAACCTTTTGAGCAAGAAACTCCACAACAATGTCCATTACTTTAGTTGTTGGACAATTGAAATAGCAGCGGTTATACTGATTTGGAAATGTGTTTGCCTCCATTATGTTACTGACTTCTTTTGTAACTCTTTCAAGTCCTGTTGATGCTGTTTGGCATACCTTTTCAAGTTCCTGTATGGCTTGTCTGAATTCGCCCTGTATCAACAATGCGGCCTGTACCTTGCTTTCTTTGGTAAGTTCACGAAGCGCCTTTTCTTTGTATTCCTCTAACAGCTTGATAAAATTTGACCTTTCCATAACGACCTCCTATAAATTTATTTATCCTTTGCGGATTGGGCCGGATATCGCTCCGGCGGGCGTGGCTATTCAGTCCAATGCCATGTCCTTGTAGGGTACGTCCCTGTCGTAGCGCAGCGCTCTGCTTTGTTTACGGACGTTGCCCATATGGACGCACAATAACAATCACCTTTTCCATCATATACAGTCATTGCTTTGTCATTGCTTCCATCAACAAACACCAGAAGGTTAGCACATCCAGATTCCTGGCTGAAAACATTGACGATGATTGCCGGGCGCTCATTTCCCTCTGCATTCACAAAATACACTTGTTGCCCAATTTTTACTTCGTTGCTCATTTACTTCACCCTTTCAATTTATTAGCCTTTCGGCTGGTGGGAAAGGTGGGATTCAAACCCACGAAGCTTTCGCATGAGATTTGCAAATGGTTCAGACTGTGCACATCCTCCACTTATCCCATTCCTTTAATCACTCGGAAACTCTCCCAGATAAAGCGGGCGAACCTCATTGATTAGCCCGCTTGATTAAGTTGTATTGTGGATATGTCTACCATCTACCCTTAGTCATTAAACTCACCTTGCCTTTCTCCCGGCATTATAGGCTGCCCGTCTGCCTTTAATTAATTGTTGAATTGTCACCGCTGTATCGTAGCGACCCGGTGAATCGCTAGACAAACCCACTTGGATATCCGGTTACATTTGAGCGTTGCACTGGCTTACTTTGGGATTGGCACTGAACAAACTCAAACGGTTTAATGTAACACTTCAATGCCTCAAACCAGCTGTATCCAAAAATCATCCTTTACCTCCGACACTTTTATTCTTTAGCCCTCGCATATCGACCAATGCGATTCATTATAGTGGGCTTGGCGGTGGGCTATGGCCGCCCACTAGAGCCTTTGTCATTTGTGCCGCATAGAAACTCATTTACAAATGTTCGGCATCACCCCCTACTCTAATATGTAAACCTCTAACTCTTGCCTCCCGAACTCCATACATTCTGAGTTACTTTCCATGTACACATCCAGTCGCCCGTCTTTTATCGCTCCGCCCCTGTCTTCCACAGTGAATATCCCGCCATTTGGCTTGTCCTTGAAATAAGGGATATAAACCTGTGTCCCAAACGGTATGCCTTTTCCCGCTGCTATCGTGTGCCATTCCCGGACTCGTTTCCCGCTTGCGGTTATGCCGTACTCAGGATGTCCAGGAGGTTTACCACAGCTCTCCACTGACAAGTCGTATGCTGTTACCTCCATGATCCTGCATTCGCCTCGATTAGTACCACGATCAGATTTGTCTGCTGGAAGCTCCTCAGGTGGCAAAATTAATTCATCAAGGAGTTCAGCTTGTATCTGGATCAGTTCATCTGATACGGTCTGCAATTCTGTTAATTCAGCGTTTTCCTGCCTTAGAGTGTGGATAGTCGCCTCATCCTTTTGGTGTCGCATTTCTAGGGCTCCTAAACATACAAGCGTCACTGCCAGAGCGATTATGTAAACAAATATTTTCTGTTTATTTTTCATTGGTTCATAGCCTCCTTACGTCCGCATAATTCTGGAAGATTTGCTTCAACCAGTGCTTTTGAGAATGGTGGAGGAACCATATTCCCGCAACGTGCCACTTGCGCAGCCTTTGAATATCGCTTTCCATCCGCTTTCACAAAATCAATAACATAATCAGGGCCCACACCTTGTGCGTTGTATAACTCTCTCGGCTCCAGCATTCGCATGCCGACATCGCAAATAAAATATTGCTCTCCGCCTATGTTAAGTATGAGAAGCTCATCGTCTGCCAGGTTATAATCACAGTATTTGTTGAGCAATTCCCGGACTTCGGGCCAGTATCCAAAACGACCATTTATTATTTTTACAACCGTTACTGAAATAAGCCCGAATCTATCTTTAGAGGTAATTGTACGTAGTGGCTCGCTTATGCTCTGTCCGTCTTTATCGCTCCCGTAGTAGGTGGTCAAAAAGCTTCTGACTTCTCCCCAATGGCCTTGCCCGGCAACCACTGTTGGAATAGGCTTGTTCATATCTCGTCCGTCACAATTGTTATTGAATTGAACAAGATGGCTTGTGACAACCGCGTTATGATCTATGCTGGTTACGGTATGAAGCGGCTCTTTTAAATCAGAGCCTGCACCATCATAGTTGCCGCCATAATATTTTGAGATATAGGCTGCAGTCAAGCCATATCGGTTTGAAGCATCAACAGTTTTCAATGGCTCGTCTACTGGCTGCCCCCTGTGTTCTGCGCCTGTCTCACCATGATACTGAATAAGTGTTGGCGCTACCAACATATGTTCCTGTTTTGTCATTATAGTTGTCAGTGGTTCATCAAGTGACTGCGACCTATTATCGCAGAATCCAGTCTGTCCAATTTGAGATATAACAGGTGTAATCAATCCAAACCCATTCTTTGAAGTAATTGTGGGCAATGGGTTGTCTATTAAGTTACAGTAATGATGATTAGATCCTGCGTAATTTACTTGGCATATAAACGGCTTTGGATTCTTCAATACAAATTTATCTACACCTTTGGCTATCCGGCGCTGGGTATTATCTGCCAGCGGCTTTTTCCTGCTAAATATGCTTGGACATTTCCGTGACCAATCGATACACTCTGCCGCTGTCCTCCATGGCTTCAATAAACCGCAGCGGGCTTCAATTCTGTCCGGGTCACAATGTGTAGGCTCTGGCCAGACAATAGGCTTACCATCGCGCCTTGCAATAAGGAAGAATCTTTTTCTGCTTGTCGGCGCTCCGTAATCACATGCAATCAATTCCCGGTACTCTACCTTGTAACCCTGTCTCTTAAGTGCATTAACAAAACTATTAAATGTCCGCGCTTTCTGCTTCGGGTCTGGTTTACCTTCTATAGTAAGTGGGCCCCACTCCTGGAATTCAACAACATTTTCAAGCATAATTACATCAGGCTTTACAGTAGCGGCCCAGCGAAGCGTGACCCACGCAAGTGCACGAATATTCTTTTCCCTTGGCTTACCGCCACGGGCCCTGCTGTGATGTGTGCAATCCGGAGAAAACCACGCCAGTTTTACCGG